CCATCAACCACTGCGAGACGGCGACGCCCCGTCGACCGGCGACCAGGTGGAGCGCCTCCAGGGGCTCATTGCGCGCCATCTCGAGCTCGTGGGCTCGGATGCCTATCTCGGGCACGTCGAGCGCTCGCGCCTTCAGCACGACGCCGCGCGGACGCTCGGTGTCCTGCTGCGCCTCCGCGGCGAGGAGCTGAGTGAGTTCTCGGCGGTGCGCCATCCCTCGTGGCGCGCTCTCCGGGACCGCATCGTGGCGGCGCTCGCGCCGTACCCGGAGGCGAGCGAGGCTGTACTTCGGGCGCTCACAGAGGGCGTCTAGCCGTGCGGTGGCCGCATCGACGGCCCGTGGGCGCGTACTGTTCGCGCTCTCGCGTGCGGTCCGCGGTAGCTAGCACGGCGCAGTCAACGCATTCCGCCAAGTGCTGAATATAGCTAGCGCGCGCTAGACTCGCGCTATGCCAACTAAGGCCCCGCGCGCGCCCCTCAACCGCGTGATATTCCTCCGAGTCGACGAGGCGTTCGGCGAGCAATTAGACGTCGCGAGTGCCCGATTGCGCGCGCGCTTGCCAGGCGCGCGGCTGACGCAATCCGATATCGTGAGGTCGCTCATCCTCCGAGCCATACGCGAGAGCGATGCGCCGTCCGGCGCATCGGAAACATTCGAGCTCGGTGGATGACTGCGCGTCGCGTCTCGAAGCTCGGCGTCACCGCTCCCGCGATTCGGAGCCGTTCGTTTGCCGAGGATCTGGCGTACGCGCTCGGTCAAGCGCGCGCGCGAGGAACGGCGTGGCCGTCAGAGCGATGGAGGCACGACATCGCCGGATTCGCCCGGGACGTGCTCGGGACGGAGCTATGGGACGGGCAGATCCGAATCGTAAATAGCGTGCTCGAGCACCGCAATACCGCCGTTCGATCGGGTCATAAGGTCGGTAAATCCACCGCGCTCGCGTGCGTCGCGCTTTGGTTTTTTTGCACATTTCCAGCCGCTCGTGTGGTGTTGACCGCGGTCACGGCGAGTCAAGTCGATGAGGTCATGTGGCGCGAGTTGAAATTCCTTTATCAGCAATCGCTCATCGGCAAACACCCCATCGACGGGCTATGCGGCGAGCGCGCGCGCACGGGGATGAATAGCCACGATGGGCGCCAGATACTCGGCCGTACCGCGAGGCGGGGCGAGGCGCTCGCAGGCATCAGCGGCGCGAATGTGCTGATTTGCGTCGATGAGGCAAGCGGCGTGAACGATGAATTTTTTACTGTCCTCGACAGTTCGCTCGCCGGATCCGGCGGCTTCGTCCGCAAATGCTACATCTCGAATCCAACGCGAACGATTGGCGAATTCTATCGCGCCTTCACGACGAGCGCGGACCTATTCAGCCGGATTCATATCTCGAGTGAGGACACGCCGAACGCGCGCGGGACCGGGGTCATCCCGGGGCTCGCGGGGCCCGAGTGGATTGCCGAGCGCAAACGTGAACACGGCGAGGACTCGGCACTCTACGCCGTGCGCGTGCGCGGCGATTTCGTCCACGGGCGCGACGGCCGCGTGGTCTCGAGCGAGCTCATCGCATCGGCCCGCGAGGCATGGGACGCGGGAGGCGAGACGGATCAAGGCCCGCACCTCCAAATCGGTGTGGATCCCGCGGGCGACGGGCCCGGGGGCGACGAAACAGCCATCGTGGTGCGGCGCGGGATGCGAATTTTGAACGTGCTCGGATGGCGCTCGCTCACCGAGGCCGGCATCGCGAGCGAGGCGATCGGCGTCCTGCGTGAGTACGCGCGCGAAGGCGACGCGATGCCGCGGCTGTGCGTCGACGCGACGGGCGGCATCGGCGCGCGCGTGGCGGGGTATCTCCGCGCGCACCTCAACGTCGAGGCGAACGCGAATGATTATGCACTTATCGAAGTTTATGCACACGAGAAACTGTACGGTGACTCGGAGTACGCCCGGACACGCGACGGCCTATGGGGCCATTTGCGAGCGTGGCTGCGCGCCGGCGGTCAATTGCCGGCCGATATCCGATTGATTCAAGACATTAATACGCCGTCGTTTGAACTCGATTTGCAGGAGCGGTGTGTCGCGACATCAAAAAAGCAAATGCGTAAAATACTAAGTCGGTCGCCCGATCGCGGAGACGCCGCGTGCCTTGCGACGTGGCGCTGGGAAGACGCGCCTCGCCCGTCGAATGCGCTCACGGATGCAAGGAAAGCCGCTAGCGGCGCGCATTCACACGCTATCTATTCCGACATTCAGGAGGCCATTTCCGAAACCTATGACCCGTATGGGGGCGCCGGATAGTTTGCACTTACGCTTGACAGCCTTTTCATTTCCTATAGCGATGATTACTGATGTCGCTATGGGAGCGGATCTCCTCGCTGTTCGTGCCTCAAATACAGGTACGTCCCGCGCGATCGCTCTATGAGGGGGCATTCGAGCAGGAGCGAAAGGAACGCCCGCTCCAACCCGTTTCGCAAACGCGGTGGATGCAATCGGATATCGAGTCCGCCATCCTTGCGGCCGATCAGGGCGACCTTCGACTCGCTGCGCGGCTGTCACGCGCGATGCTCCGCGACGGCACGTACGCGGGGATCATGGCCACGCGGGCAGGCGGGCTTACGCGCCTGCCAAAGATTTTTCGCGGCACGCCGTCGGTCGTCGACCGCATGCGCGCGCTCGATGACGTTTCGATTTTCGACCGCATTTATGCGCCGAAAGAGCTGGAACTGCTGAATGCGGATGGCATTTCGATCGGCGTAGGCGTCGGCGAGCATCTGCCCGTCCCGGGGCAGGCCGAGCCCGTGTTCGTGCGGCTCGATCCGGAATTCCTTCGGTACCGATGGGCCGAGGACCGCTGGTACTACCAGTCGATCGCGGGCGAGCTTGCCATTCACCCCGGCGACGGTCGATGGGTATTGCACATGCCCGGCGGGTATCAACAGCCGTGGGCGCACGGCCTCTGGCCGAGCCTCGGGCGCGCGTTCGTCGCCAAGGAGCACGCGTACCTCTATCGCGAGAATTACTCCGGCAAACTGGCAAATCCGGCCCGCGTGGCCTATTCGCCCCTGGGAGCGACTCCTCAAGAGCAACGTAATTTCTTCGCGAAATTGCTTGCGTGGGGCGTGAACACGGTATTCGGCCTCCCGCCCGGATGGGACATCAAGCTCATCGAGAGCAACGGGCGCGGATACGAGATTTTCAAAGACACGATCGACGCGTCCGATAGGGAATTTATGATCGGGCTCGCCGGCCAGGTCGTAACGACCACGGGCGGGAGCGGATTCGCAAATAGCGATACGTTCTCGGCCATTCGCGGCGATCTGATCCAGGGCGACGGCGAGGCGCTCGCGGCCACAATTACGCAACAGGGGCTCGCGCCGATCGTCAACAAACTCTACGGCTCGAGCGCGCGCGCCACGGTTGCCTGGGATACGCGTCCGCCCGGCGATTTGCGCGTGCAAGCGGAGGCCATCAGCGCCGCGGCCAAGGCGATTGTCGAGGCCAATGCGGCACTCGAGAAATATGGGATGCGCATCAACGCGGAGGAGATCACAACGCGATTTTCGATTCCAACGTCGGCGCTCGCCACGCCCTCCCTCGATGGCCTCTCGGCTCCGGCTCTCGCCCCCACGCCACCGTCGCCCACGCCACCGTCGCCCGCGCTTCGTTTGCTCGACGCGGAGGCCGCATGAGCGGGATGGTCCGACGGCACCGCGCGTACGCGATCAGAATGGGCTCGCCGCCCGTCACGGCGCCCCTCTGGCGCAATGGCGACAACCCCACCGATTTTGGCGTGCACCGATGGACTGAGCGCTCGCAACGCGAGGTTATGGCCGCGTACGAGACGCGCGGCAACCGCATCATGATCGACGTCGAGCACGCTGGCTCGAGCGTCGAGGGCGAGCCGGTGGTGACGGGCGGATATGCCACGCTCGAAATCCGCGGCGGCGAGCCATGGCTGGATTTCGATTGGTCCGCCTATGCGGTCGATCAAATCCAAACGAGGCAACGCCTCTATCTGTCGCCGGAATACGACGTCGATCAAAAAACGTCGGAAATCGTGCGCCTTTACCGGGTTTCACTCGTGGCTGACCCCGCCACCTACAACGCTCGCGTGCTCGCGAGCGCCAGCAACGGAGCGATCATGAATCCCACTCTCGCAGCGATTCTAAGCCTCCTCGGCAGTGTCGAGGACCCCGAGGCGGCCATCGCCGCGGTCAAGGGATACATCCAACAAATGGCGGACTCGGACGGCGCCGCCGTCGATGCCGCCGCTGTGGACGGCGACGGCGCCGCGCCCGCAAAAAAAGACGAAACAACCGAGAAAATGGCCGCGGCGGCGAAGCTGCGCGCCACGCGCGTCGCGGCATCCACGCCGATGAATCCCCCCGACGTGCCCGGCGCGGCGCCCGGTCACGGCCACCCGACGACGGAGACGGTGGCCGCGGCGAAGGCGATTACGTCGCCGACAGACACGAGCGGCGCGAGCGTCGACATCGCGGCGACTGCTGAGGAATCGACGGAAGAAAAATCAACGACGGCACCCTCTACGCCCGCGGCCAAAATCGCCGCCGGTAAAATCAAGGCCGCGGCCGATTCGGCGCTCGGGCAAATCAATGCCGCGCGCCGTGATCTGCACGGCGCGCGGCATTGATTTGCCCGAGCGCCGTGATCTGCTGATCCAAACGGATGGCGACCGGCTCGAGCCGAGCATTCGAGTGTGGGCGTCGACGCAATCGTTGCAGGTGGTCGAAGGCCTACTGGCCGCGGCGCCGAAGCGCGCCGAGGGCATCACGCGCGTTGCCGCGACACGCGGCATCACGCAGGGCAACGCGCATGGCGCGAGCTCCGCCATGGGGCAGATACGCGCCGGGCTCGCGGGCGAGGAGCTCCAACATCTCAAGAGCGGGTTGGGCCTGGCGACATCCGAAAAGAAATTTGTGCCGTACCGCGATCCCGAGAGTGGCAATTTCATTTTTCCGACGGTGGCTCCTAGTGAGTTCCGTCGAGCGCAAGCCGCCGCGGCGGCGCAGGGCGGTGCGTGATGGCGGCGTTGACAAAGGCGACCAATGTCTCCAAACGCCATGTGACGCGCGACAAGCGCCCGCTGGCAGCCGGCGTTCGCGCTTGGCAAGGCGGCATCGCCGCCATGAAAGCAACCGGATTTGTGGGGCCCGCAACGGGCGCCGCGACCGAAGTCGTGATTGGGTATTTTTATGAATCGGTCGACAATTCGGCCGGCGCCGACGGCGCAAAATTCGCGGACGTGCACCACGTGAGAGGGCGGACGCTCCTTCTATTTGCCAATGCGGGAACGGGCACCGTTCCTGTCACATCACGCGAGCGTAAAGTTTACGTCACCGACGATCAGACCGTCTCGACGACGGCGGCAAATGGCATTGCCGGGGTCTGTTACGACGTGACGACCGAGGGCGTTTGGGTCGAATTTGTGCCGTTCATTGCGTGATCGAAAGGAGGCTAAATCGTGAAAGTTACACCGAGTTTCATCGTCTCCTTCGAGACGCAACTGTTCGGGATCGGCGAGGATACCTGGACGCGGCGTCTCGCGAATTTGCATTGGGACAAATTCATGAAATCGCGCGACTCAAGGTCGAAGCGCGAAATCATTGTTTGGCTCCTCGAAAACGCCAAAATCTACAATGAGGGCAACGGCGGAAACAACCGGCAGGACAATATCATTGCCGCCACGTTTGAGTTGGAGAACGACAATTTTGGCAATGGCCTAGAGCTCACGAGGAACGAGCTCGAGGACAACGTCATGTCGAGCACGGCATCGGGCACGAGCGTGGCGACGCTCGATTACGCGGCGACGTGGATGCGTGCGACGGCCGGCGCCGCGGCGTACTTCCCGCAGGAAGCGTTGTTCACGCTGATTCAGAACGGCACAACGAAACTCGGGTATGACGGACTCCCGTTTTTCTCCGCGGCCCATCCCGTGAATCCAAACGGGAGCGTGCAAACGTATTCAAATATTATCACGGGCGTCGACATCAACCCGACGCCTGGCGCGCTTGGCGAGCTCGATGCACTCGGGCTCGCACAACGCAATTTCGCAAAGGCGCTTGCGGCGGTGCGGTCGATTCGAGGAATCGATAACAAGCCGCGCCACCTCGTGCCGAAGACATTGCTCGTACCGAATGCGCTCTCGTACCGCGCGAATCAGCTCGCGACGGCGGGCTTTCTCACGCAATCGGACAACAACGTATTTGGCAGACAGAACATCGAGGCGATTACCGAACCGCTCCTCGATACCGAGCCAACGGTCTATTACATCGGCGTCGAAGACATGATGGCCGATCAGCTCGGCCCGTTCATGTGGTCAAATCGTGAGCCGTTCTCGATGCGCTCCTATTCGCTATTCGACGACGCATTTTTGAATCGGAGCGACACGTTTGAGTGGACAATGAAAGGGCGCAACGCGGCCGTCTACGGCCACCCGTATTTGTTTTTTCGCTGCACGGTCTGACCGCGATTCACCATCGCGCTCGCCCTGCCAGCTCACGCTGTGCGGGGCTTTCGCGGTATGGTCACCCCACTCCTCGATATCGCCGGGCTCAAGGCTCGAGGAGTGATGCCGGAGGTCGACTACATCACGTTGCCCGGCCCCTATTTGCAATCTCGTCTCGAGATCGCAACGTCGGAAATCTACAGCCGCCTACGCAAACGCTACGCGACACCGTTCGTCGCGCCCTATCCCGAGGTCGCCATCGGCTGGCTCATCGCGCTCATCACGCCCGAGCTCTACATGCGCCGCGGATGGGACCCGAGCAGTGAGCAGGGACAGGCGATCCTCGATGCGGCCACGCGCGCGCGCGCCGAGCTCGTCGAAGCCGCAAACGAAAAAGACGGCCTCTTCGATTTGCCACTCCGCGCGGACACATCCGACGACGGAATCGATCGCGGCGGCCCGCTCGGATACTCGGAATCAAATCCGTATACGTCGCGCGACGCATCGAGGCTCGGCCAATGAGCGACACGGGCGAGGGAATGATCGCGCTCGATGCCATGCTCGCGAAGCTCGGTAAGCTCGCGCAATCGGGTGTCGAGGGCGCGGCGCGCGCGTGCACTCCGCATGTGCAGGCTGAGGCGAAGCGCACGGCCGCGGCGGGCACCGACCCCTACGGCGAGCCCTGGCACGCGCGTAAAGACGGTCAGCGGGCCATCCCCGAGGCGGCATCGGCCGTAACCTGCGTTGCGCGCGGGAACATCATCCAAATCCGCGTCGTCCGCGGCGCGGCAATACAGAATTTCCTATCGGAGAAAAATCGTCGTCAGGTTATCCCGCGAAGCGATCGGCCACTGCCCGAGGGTATCGTTGGGGCCCTCAATCGCGGCCTACGCGAGTTTTTTGCGGAGGCGATGCGATGAGCCGCGTCATCCTTCAATCGGGCCTCCTCGCCGCGGTGGACGCCGTACGCGAATACCTCGACGATCACGAGGTCGGAGCCACCGTCGACGTCGGGTGGAAGCGCGTTTACCGGCAGGAGAATCAGTCGCCGGAGACCGGTGCGGGCCGCGTGGTGTTTGTTCCGTCCGGCGAGGGCGGGTCGGGCGGTCGAGTCCTCCCGCCACGCTTCGTGGGCCCACGTGGAGTGGCCAATACCGATTGCGGCCCGAACCCGGGCCGCGTCGAGCACACCGTACGAGCGCTCGTCGATTGGGAGCGCTCGATTCAGATTTACATTTGGGCCGTCGACACGTCGGCGCTCGAGGACGAGCGCGCGCAAATCGAAGCCGCGGAAACGCTTTGCGAGTGGGTGATGCGTGCCGTGCACGCCGCGCCGGGCGCATTCGCCTCCGTCACATGGGGCGACACGCAATGGGTGCGCGCCACGGAGCGCGAGCGGTCGTATGGTCTTGAGCTCCGCGTCGGGCTCACGTTCCGACATCCCATTTTCGATGCGCCACGCGACATCATCTACCCCACGCGGAGCGCCGTTGCGCGCGGGGGCCTGCACATCACGCCGCAACCGCCGGTTGTCGGCGGTGACACGCCGAGCACGCCGAGGACCGCATGAACACATTTGTCAAATTCGAGAGATCCGACGGCAATACCGGCGTCGCGGCGCCGTCCTCACGGGGCATATGCGCCATCATCGCGCCGTCGCAATCGGGCGTCGCGAATCAGCCCACGAGTGTTGTCCGCGTCGGCGCCGCGCTCACCGCATTCGGCCTCGGGAAACTCACCGAGGCAGCGTCCTATATGCTCGCCACGGCGGGCAATCCCGTGGTGCTGGTCAAGGCCACTGCAAGCACCGCGGCGACGCTCACGGGCATCGTAGAGAGCGGGACGGGCACGATGGTGCCCACCGACAATGCGAGCTCGCCGATTGACGATTACGCGGTGCTCGTCGAGTTCATTGCCGGCGGGACAGTCGGCACGGCGGGGATCACGTACCGCGCGAGCCTCGACAATGGCCTGTCCTATTTGCCAGTCACGAATTTGGGCGTTTCGAACACGCTTACGATCCCGAATAGCGGCGTGTCATTCACGCTCGGCGTGGGCACCGTCACGGCCGGCGACACGTTCGTGGCCGTCGCAACGGGGCCGCGCCTCACGTCGGGAGACATCTCGCTCGCGCTCGAAGCCCTGCGCGTCTCGACGCTCGACTGGGAGGGCGGGATCATCCTAGGCCATGACGCCGTCGCGGCCACCGTGACGCTCGTGGATGCGTGGCTCGCCGCGCGCGAAACTGACGGTTATTTTCGATTTTTCATGCTCGGCGCACGCCGACGTGGCGCGGCCGAGAGCGAGGCGACGTACCTCACGGCGATGGGCACCGAGTTCGCCGCCTCCGCGTCGATCCGAGGGTGCGTCGCGGCCGATGGCGGCGACACGGTGTCATCGGTGCCCGGCGCGTACGTGCCCACGTTTTTTCGCACGGCGGCTCTCGCGATCATGGGCCGGACGATGCTCGTCTCGTACGGCACGGACCCGGGCTACGTGGCCGACGGGCCTGTCCCGGGCTTTGCGCTCTACGATGCGCGCGGCAACCCCACGCACCACGATGAGCGCAATTCGCCTGGGTTAAATGCCATTCGCCTATCGACCCTCACGTCTCGCGTCCGGCGCTCGGGCACGTATATCGAGGGCGCAAATCTCATCTCGGCCGCGGGCAGCGATTACGTGTGGATTCAGCACGCGCGCGTCATGAACCGCGCGTGCGAAATCGCATATAGCGTTCTGTCCAGCGAGATATCGCGGGGCGTAGCCACCTCGCCGAAAAAAGGCGCCAATGGCGAAATCTACATCGCGGAGGAGGAGGCGCTTCGCCTCGACGGAATTGTTAATGCGGCATTGAGCGAGCTCCGAGGTCAGGTGACGGATCTCGTATTCCGCACGAGCCGCGTCGACAACATCGGAAGCAATGGCCCGGCGACGCTCAATGCTTCGCTCGAAGTTGCGGCGCTCCGCTACATCAAAGGCATTTACGTAAAAACAAGTTTCGTACGCTCGATCAGCGTGCAGCGATGAGGACGCCATGACGGATATCGTCGAGACGCGATTGAACGACACCCCGTATTCGATGACGTCGTGCGCGTGGACGATTGCGGGCGCGCCGTACATCGGCATTACGGCACTCGATTACGATGACACGCGAGAGCGAAAACTCGTCCACGCGGGGCGAAAAGACGGGACTCCGCTCGGTCTTACGAGCGGACAATACAAAGTGGGGGACGTGTCGATAACGATGCTCCGCTCGTCCGCGCAACGACTGTTCGAGTCGCTCTCGATCCTAGGATTAGGCTCGTTCGGCGACGCCCGATTCCCGATCAGCGCAACGTACTCCGACCCATTCGCGACGATCAAAGGAGTGCTCCCCGTCGTCGTCGTCATCGACGGATGCGCGGTCACGGGCGTCAAAGAATCCTATGCGACGGGCATCGACGAGCTCGTGACACAGATCACGATCCAAGCACTCACGCTGACACGCAATGGGCTCCGACTCTGGAGTCTCGCGGCAGGATTAGGGATCTAAAATGAATGCGTCAACGATGCCCGGGCCCATGAATGACATCCCCGCGCGGCTCGCCCGCGCGCGCGCGGCAACAGAGCGCCGGCGGCAGGACGAGGAGAACGAAGCCGCGCTTGCCGAGGTCGAGCGCTTCGAGCTCGCGGAAAAGCTCGAGGCCGAGCTCGGAGGACGCGAGGGCCGCATGTTCGCGATCGTCGACGGAACAGCACTCGGCGAGGGTTTCATCGGCCTACGCCACGTCGACGGAAATCTTTGGCAAATCTATTTGAATTCAAAAATGAGCGTCATGGATCGCGACGCACTCGTGATTCCGCACGTCGTGCATCCGAGCGTCGAAAAGTATCGCGAGATAGCGACGCGTAGGCCGCAATTGGCGGAACGAGCAGGCGTTCTGCTCCGCGATCTCTACGGCGCGGCGAGGGCCGAGCGCGAAAAAAAATAGCGAGCATGGTCGCCGCGGTGAAGCGGCGGCCGGGCGCCGCGGGCGAGTGCATCGAGAGGCTTTTTCGCCCCGATACGGGGCATCAGGAGGACCGAGATTACGCGAGCGTGGGAGCGAGACTGATTGCCGAGGCGGCAATTCGAATCATCGAGGGATAGGCCATGGCGACGAGCAACGACCAAGCGAAATTCGGGATCAAACTCGATAGCAATATCGAAGAGGTCGCGAAGCTTTCGTCGTTGTCGCTCGAGTCGCTCCGCGATCGCGTTCAAGCCGGAACGCAGTCGATTCGCGAAATGAATGCCGATCTCAAACGCTTAACCGGCACATCCGACGAGGTCGCAAACGCACGCAACAATTTGAAGGCCGCAATCGCGGCCGAAAAGTCGGTTCTCGCGGCGGCCACCGTCGAGAGCTACAAAAACGCGGACGGCCTCAAAGCGATCAAGGCCGCCAGCGAGGCCGCGAAAACGGAGAGCCTCGCCA